TCCACGTTCCCGAATCAAACTCCGCAGCCAAGTAGGCGGCCTCAGCGAAGTCTCCAACTCTTACGATCCAGCGTAGGTCCCCGGAGTCGACCGCCAAGGCCGCCACGAACTCATTGACAATCCCGTCATACATAACCCCGTCGCCAAGCCGCATCGGCCCGTAGTCGACGTAGCTGGTGTAGGGAACGCCGTCATCGGTCGCCCAGGCGTTGTCGAACTTGCGAATGTAGCCGTCGCGGCACAGGAACAGGACGGCGGAGTTGGCCGGATCGTCCGCCTGATACTGGCAGACGCACATCGGCTGATGCTCGGGCTGGACCGTGTAGGGCCAGAACGTCCGGGTCTCCAGGTCATACCAGAAGTACTGGCCGGTACCGGGCGACTCCGGCGTCACCATGATGTGGATGCCGCGATCCTTTACGTCATAGGCCAACATGACTCGGTTGGCCATCGCGTCGATGTTCTTTAGTTCACGCGGCAACTTCTCGTGTGACAAACTGCGGAGGCTCACGCCGCCCGCGAACCCTTCGGCGTTGCTGAAGAGACTGTAGAGGCCGTCGTAGCTAAGGATGACGATCTCGTTGGACGGGCCGGCGCAGTAGGCGTTTGGTCCGACGATCCCGATGTTCCGCGAGAGGTTGTCGATCTGGCCGCCCATCTGCGGGTCGCCCCTAAGTACCCACAAAGAGGAGTTCGAGCCGAACACCATGAAGTCGTCGGTGAAGGCGATGATGCAGGTGATGCCGCCCGATACTTGACCGGCCTGCTTGGCGGTCGTGTAAGCGATCGCGCTATTGACATCCGTAAGGCTGGTCCGCCAATCCAACGGATTTCCAGACGCGGACATTTGCCATGCTTGGGGAGCGGCTTCGTTTCGCGCCAATACGATCCGATCTCGGTACAGCGCGATTAGATCGTAGTCTGTCGGAAGCGGACCGGACGGCGTAAAAGCCGCAAGCGTCTGCGCAGTCCAATCATCGCCTGCGACCAAATAGGAATCGGATGAGGTTCGATACGAATGCTTCAGGTGATCCGCGCCAGGCTTGTCGGCCACGATGTAGAGGACGCCAAGCCTCTCGGTCGCCTGCACTTGCCCGTAGGTCGTCCAGTCAATGTTACTGTTGGCCAACACCATCGCCGACGCATTGTTTTCCTCGTACAGCTTTGCCTTAGATATCGCCACCACCCGGTTCTTCTGGCTGACGCCAGCCTCGTCGGTGTAGGTGAGTCGAAAATAGTCGACGCGCGGATGATCGCCGTCGCCGCCGCTCACCATGCCGAACCCGATGCGTTGTCCGACCGCCGCCGTCCCAACGTCCTGTTGGAAAGGCTGCATCCCATCCACCGCTCCACTCACATTTGGATGCGGCCAAATCCAACCGACATCGATGGTATTGTCGAGTGATCCGCCAGGGTTTACGCGCACCGTAATGCTCTGCGGATACGCGGAAATCGGACCGGCGTGAATTTCTGATCTTGTGTAGCTCGTGGGCGTGCCCGCCACATAGTTCGTGATCGTGACGGTGTTGGTTACGTCGCTCCCAGCGCCGCCTCCGCTCAGATTGGCCAACATACTGAACCGCACCAGCACACCGTCTTGCAGTACGTTCGGCGCGCTGTCGTTCATTCGACAGAATACTTCCAGGTACTCGTTGCCGTTGCTGTTGAGCGGATCGACCAAAAGGATGTCGATCCGATATTCTTCGCCCGCGTCGATCGTCGGCGACAAGGCGGCCCGCACAACGCCGCCATTGACCGAGGCTGGGACGTAGGCGTAGCCGGATTGCTGGCTGATCGTGGCCGACTTCCAACTGGCCTGTGACCACGGCGAGGCGAGAGGACCGCCGCCAGAGAACTGATCGGTCTGCGAGCGTGCCCCAGACGGCGACACGTCCCGCACGGTCGTCAGCAGGTTCCAGGCGGTCCCGTCGCCGATCCGTTCGGCGAACGCCTTCGTCAGCCCGGGCCGAGACCCGCCGCGCCTGCGCCCGTCTCTAGTGCTGCGCGGACGGACGTTCAGGCAGTCGACGGTCGTGTAGGGCGGCTGCCGCTGATACGACATCGAGCGGTCCAGCCCGCCGAACGGGAAGATGAGTTCGCTGACCTGTCCGGCCATAGACCATCCCGATAACTACGCCGCGCCCTTCATAACGCCGACCGCCACTAGAGCGGTGCGGATCGCGTTGATGCGCGACGCCACGTCCGCAAAGTTGTTGTTGAAGATAGATTGGCTATAAGTGCCGGTCCCGTCCGCCAGCGTCCCGTCGACCGATCCGCCGGTCGAATCGGTCAGCGCCGCCTGGTTGGCCCCGACCGGCTGGACGACAGGTGCAAAACCGTACATGCCGACCTTGTCGCCGGTAAGTCCAAGTTTCAAACCGTTGGCCGCGATCAACGGCGTAATCGAAGCCGCTGAAATTGCCGTGAACTCCGGGCCGGTCGGGTCCCAGAACGCGGAAACTGCATCGCCGTGGTTGCAATACAGCGTCGTTAACGAGTCGCCCGTCAGACGATTGAAGATCGCGCCGGTAGACCAGCCCGCTTCTCCTGTAGGAACCGTCAGGCCCCATCCGAACGTGTAGCCCTTGCCCGGAACGTAAAACCCCTTGAATCCGCTCTTGAAATGGGCAGTTTCCAGATCATTGTGCAGTCTGTGTTGCATCTGAATCTTCCTTCTAGGACTTAGTCCCGTAAAGCTCCAACACCTGACAGAGAGTGCCCGCACCTCCGTACAGGTAGATGTCTTCCTTGGCGAGCGCGCGAGTGTCGATCGACTTGTCGCTGTTCATCGGCAGCGTCACGACCGCGTCCGGTGCCGCAACCGTCGCGGTCGCCCGCATCTTCACGTCCCCGACCAGCGCCTGAATGCTGATCGCGCCGATGTCCGCCGGAACCTCGTACAGAAACCCGTCGGTCGTACTGAGGTCGGTGATCTGGACGTACGCCAGATTCCCGCCCCGTGCTCTCGTGAGAGTCGCCATCAGTGAATACCTCCAAGCCCAAGCGGGCTGCCATGACTAAAGATTGTGCTGGCCGGTGCGGTCGAGTTACTGACTTGCGCCGCTACCGCCACGAACTGCATGATCGCCGGGGTAGCCGTGACGCTGGCCGCGCCACCCGTTACGGTCGGGGCGATCGCATGAAACTCGACGATCGCGGGCGTCGGAAAGACCTGTCCGCTGCCGGTTTCGATGTCGGCCCCGCCAAGTTCGAACGGTCCGGAGTCCGCAGTCGGACCGCTCGGGCGCTTCAGATTGTCTTTATCGAGGTTGAAGCCCGGAATCAGGCTCGCCTGCCCGATATTGACCTGCGGCGACGAACTGTTGAGTGGACGATAATTGTTCGCGCCGGAATCAACATACGTCGGCTCAGTGCTCTTGCTGAGATTGCTCTTTCCGGCGTCGATCCACGTTCCGGACGGCGGGCTGCCCGGGATGATCGTCTTGAGCGTGCCGCCCTCGATCGACACCAGGCTGTTTCCGTGCAGCGGCCTGTAGATGATGTTGCTGCGCTCCGTCGTGTGCGCCTGCATATCCTCGGTGGCGTGCGTCTCCTGCTCGATAAACTTAAAGTTGCTGGTCTGGTTCGGTAGGTCGAAGATGTTGCTTTCCAGCAACAGGTTTGTGACGCGACCCTTGAATCCCCAGCAGCTTGCGGTGGCAAACAGTGTCCGGCGATACAGATTGCCGTATACGCGCCAGTGGTCCATCGTGCCGCCGCTGAAGGTCGAGATAAGAAGTTGCGACTCGCGGCAGATGTTGTTGCGAACCGTGATGTCGTAGAACTGGCTGCTGGTGCTGCCGCCGGTCTCAAGGAGGCCATTCTGGGGCGCAGAGGCGGGCGCGCCGTACTGATGGTTGCGCTCGACAATGATGTTGCGGTGGTAGTTGGCCGGTAGACCGCCGCCCTGCGATAGATTGACGGTTGCGCCGACCGTCGCGGTCCCTTGGTTGTTGTCGTTATCGCTGACCTGGATGAACTCGTTGAACGTGCCGTCGTTGTGCTTGTCGCGGAAGTCAAACGCGCTCGCCCCGGGATGCGCCGGACAGACGTTGTAGCTGAACTGACCTTTCTTACACTCTCCGCGAACAAGGCCGTTGGCCGCTGGCGTCGCAAATGTATTGCTGAGCATACACCACAGGTTCACCTTCAACGGCGTGTTCTGACCGTTAAGGACCGCGTTGTATGCGGTCAGTGTGCTGTAGAGGCAATCGACACACCCGAGGTTGCTGAAAATGACTCCGGCTGCGCTGCCGTTGTTCGCCTGCCACGCATCCTGCCAGTTGGTGAACGTACACTTGTAAAACAAAACATTGCTGGCGAGGTCGTCGATACCATCGGTCGAGCCGGTGCCGGTGAAATTCAGGCTGCGGAATCGAACGTTGGCCTTTTCGTTCAACACCACGAGACTGTTCTGCGCGGTCGGCTTCGTGATGATCGGTTTGACGGCGCTGCTACCGCAGGTGTCGACAATCATCGCGCCGCTTCCTGCGCCGTTGGGCGTAAGCGTCGCGGTCTCAGACGCGCTCCATGTCTGATTGGCCTCGAAACTGACGCGATTGATGACGCCGTCCGCCGGGTCTTCCATGTCGGTCGTCATCTTCGTCCACGTCAGCCACGGCCCGTTGCTGCTCGTCACGTCCGTCGGGTTGCTGGCGTTTGTGGTGATGTCGACCTGAAGCTCAACCTCATCGTTGCTGATCTTATCGACGATACGGACAAGACGCGGCGTGACCGCCGTGCCGCCCGTGATGGCGATGTAGTCGATCGCAACGTCAGGATTGTCGTTGCCGACACCTCCTGGGTCCGCGTATGCCGCGAACGCGCCGATCTTCACCAGCCGCTTGGTCGCCGCCGTGAACGTAGCGCCAGACAGGTTGAAACCGTACATATCCTTGCCGTCGTTGGCGTCCAGCGGAGCCGCCACCAGCGTCGTCTTACAGACGAACCGACGAACGTGCGTCGTAGCGCCACCGCTGAAACTGCGGACCGTGAAGTTAGTCTGATGGGTGCTGAACTCGAACAGGTCGTTCCAGACCTTCACCGTGATCGTAAAGGCGGAATCGGAAAAGCCGATACCGCTCCCGGCTTGCGTTAAGGCGTACACGTGGCTGCCGATCGGACCCCAGTGGACGTTGGGGTTGGACCCGGCCACGCCGTTGGTCCAAGCCGGACCGCTCGGATCGCCAAAGTCGATCTTGTAGGTAAGGTCGTGGTACGGACGGGTCGTGCGCGACGCACAGGTCGTGCCGGTGCAATCTACGTTGACCAGCAACGGCGTGATGCCGTCCGCCGACTTCGTCAAGACCACGTTGATACTGGGTGCGGCCACTACGGAACTCCCACGTAAGAGGTGGTCGATAGCCGGTGTGGATCGTAGCCGTAGTCCGATCCGTGCGGATCATCGAGACTGCCGAAGCTCTCCGGGCTGAAGCGCTGCGCGTCCTGCTGGACTGACGCCGCAAACCGCTCCGCGAAATACTGTTGCTTCTCGCCCGCCGTGTCGTTCATGCTGCGTTCCGCGCACGCGATACAAGCCGCCTGAATCGTCTCGGCGTGTTCGACCCCGCCGTACGGGTACGGGTTGAGCGGCGTCAGCGCGCCCGGCAGGATGTGGTAGCGGTAGGTCAGTTGGTACGTGGCGTCCGGCGTCGGCCACAACTCGATCCGGCTGCGCTGCCCGTACGGACCCGGCGTACCCGACTTCGGCACGATCGCGGCCCGCGTCGGCGGCGCGCTAAACTGGCCGCGCTGCCGGTAGTCGCGGATCATTTGGAACGGCACGCTACATACTGCCGACCAAGTCTTGTCCGGCTCGAACGTCAGCTTCCCCTCAAGTCCCCCAAAGTCGCCCGGCAGGTCGTAGGCGGACGTACCGCTCGTAACGGTCAGGGTCGCCACCGGCTTCAAGAACCACCAGTTGTGGCTGAAGTAGAAGCGGCGAAGGCCGTCGCTGACGGCCTTGTCGATGTCGAGTATGGCGCGAGCGCTCCATCGCGCAGCGTCCCGCGTGTAGCCAAGGTAGTGGCCGACGGCGGACCGCAGGTCCGTGACGGTCAAGGCGAGCGTCGACTCGGCGTCGTTGACTAGTTGCGATGGCAGCGTAAGGATCGGCATCTAGACCTTCACGTATGTTACGCACCCGTCAATTCCACCGGGTCCGGTCAGAACGGCGTGGAGCAGTTGTCCGGAAGCCGTCTCAAACCAACCCAGCGGATTAAACGGCAAGACGACCGGAGTATCAGTCACGACCTCGAAGTCGCCAGTCAACGCGGCTCCGGCTGCGCTTGCCGAAAAGAACTGCACCTTCCCGGCGTCACGAGCGGTGAAGAACAACGATAGAATGCGGAGCTTTTTGCTGGCTTCGGCAACGATCACGGTTCCGGTGGCTGCGCGCGTTATCGACTGCATTACCGGAACGAGGCTGGTTGCGCCGTCCACGATCGCGTCGGTCGCGTGCCGCGCTGCAACCGGCAGCGGAAGCGTCGGACTTACGTCGCCCGTATAGGTTCCGTCTGCTCCGACCACCACCTTTACGCGCTGGACGTGCGCCGAAACGGTGTTGATCGTCACCTGATCGGTGGCGATCGTCTCGCCATTCAACGAAATATTGTCGGCCATCTATCTCTCCTGCTACTCGTTCCGCTCACCAAAAACTCCAGGCCGGGGGGGC